CACACAGGCTGTAAACTTTGACCGAAGAGATCTAACTTTGGTGTTGGGGGAAAACTTAGACTTGGGTGGAGATGACAGCGGAGCACGTAATGGTACTGGCAAGACCACCATCATCAATGCATTGAGTTTTGCACTATACGGCAATGCGTTGACCAACATCAAAAAAGACAACTTGATCAACAAGACCAACAGCAAAGGCATGCTGGTGTGTATTGATTTTGAAGCTGACAGTGTTGAATATCGTATTGAACGTGGACGCAAGCCCAACGTCATGAAGTTTTTTGTATCAGGGAATGAAAAAGAAATCACTGATGAAGCACAAGGCGACAGCAGAGAAACACAAGCCGAAATCGAACGTATGTTGGGCATGAGCCATGACATGTTCAAACACGTGGTTGCTCTCAACACTTATACAGAACCTTTCCTTGCACTGAAAGCCAATGATCAACGCACCATCATTGAACAGTTGCTGGGCATTACCATGCTGAGTGAAAAAGCCGAAGCATTAAAAGAACAAAGCAAGGCCACAAAAGATGCAATAACTCAAGAAGAGTTTCGTATCAAGGCAGTGGGCGATGCCAATCGACGCATTGAAGAACAGATTGGTAGTTTGCGTAGACGACAAACACTGTGGCGTGATCAACATGCCAGAGATGTGGCACGTTTTCAATCAGCATTCGATGAACTCAGCAAGCTGGACATTGAGACTGAATTGATGGCTCATCAAGAACTTACCAAGTGGAATGAAAAACGCAAAGCCATTGCTGATGTGACCAATTGGATCAAACGTTGCGAACTGGATGAACAGCGTGAACTCAAATTGATTGATCAGCTAAAAGCACAAATTGCCAGTTTAGAAAATCACACTTGTCACACATGTGGACAAGCATTTCATGATGACAAACAACAACAAGTCTTGGAAGAGAAACATCGGGCGTTGCAAGAATCCGCACTGCAAGCATTGGCCACAAATGGTCAATGGATAGAGCACACTGATACTCTTAAAGAACTGGGCGAACTTGGTGCTCAACCACAGGTCTACTATGATAAAGAATCAGATGCGTTTGAGCATCGCAGCAGCATGGCCAGTGTGTTGGCACAGTTATCGGCCAAAGAAGCAGAAACTGATCCCTACAGCGAGCAGATCAAAGAAATGCAAGAGCTAGGCGTTGAAGAAATCACATATGACTACCTCAATGAACTGACCAATGTCAAAGAACATCAAGAATTTTTATTAAAACTATTGACCAACAAAGATAGTTTTATCCGTAAACGTATCATTGACCAAAATCTCAGTTACTTGAATGCTCGCCTGGGGCAATATCTTGATCGTATTGGCCTGCCACATACTGTCAAATTCAACAACGACTTGTCCGTAAGCATCACTGAACTAGGACGTGATCTGGACTTTGACAACTTGAGTCGTGGCGAACGCAACAGACTCATCTTGAGTTTGAGCTGGGCGTTCCGTGATGTATGGGAAAGTTTGTATCAACCCATCAATCTATTGTTCATTGACGAGTTAGTTGACTCGGGCATGGATTCGAGCGGAGTTGAAAACAGTTTGGCTATTCTAAAGAAAATGAGCAGAGACAGCAACAAATCAATATGGTTAGTGAGTCACAAAGATGAACTTGCAGGGCGTGTGAACAATACTCTACACGTGGTCAAAGAAAACGGCTTTACCACCTACAACACAGATGTTACCATTGTTTAACCATCAACATCTTCACATCGAAGTCAGCAGCAAGTGTACACTAAAATGTCCACGCTGCCCACGCACAGAGTTGGATCCCGAAGGACTCAACCGAGAGTTCAATGCAGCTGAATTCAAAGCTGCCTTTCCCATTGATCAATTGAAAACTGTGCGTACCATTGTGTTCTGTGGCGACATCGGCGACCCAATATATGCCACAGATTTTTTAGAAATTGTTGAATATGTAAAAACATTCAGCAGTACTGATTTGACCATTGTCACAAATGGCAGTTACAAAAAGACCGAATGGTGGCAAGAATTGGCAAAATGGCTGACCAATTACGACACAGTGATATTCAGCGTGGATGGATGGGATCATGACAGTAACAACCTTTATCGCATTAATAGTAATTGGGACAGTATTATCAATGGCATTAAATCACTGAGAGCTGCCAGCAATTGTAGAATTTCTTGGAGCACTATCTACTTTCGCTTTAACGAATTGAACATGGATCGTATAAGGAATTTGGCCATTGAGTTGGGCTGTGATGAATTTACAACAGTATGCAGTTCAAAATTTGATGGACGTTACAGCGTCGATGGTGTTGACCCACTAAAACCTGTTGATGCGGATCATACCAGTGGTGCCCAGTACCTAAAAGAAACATTGACCTTGGGGCGAAGACGTCGTGTTCATCCTATCAAATCACAGAAAACACACGAGTGGGCACGTTGTTTGAATTGGCAAAAAGAACTATTTGTCAATGTGGATGGACTGGTATTTCCGTGCCCATGGTTCAACAGTGGATATCAAGAGAATGATTTTGTACAAAAATATCGAGATCGTCTCAGTATTCGAACAAGAAGCCTAAACGAAGTGTTGACCGACTCCATATGGGAAGAATTTATCACACGTATAGAAACCATGCCATTGGAAGTTTGTAGGATCAAATGCCGTGACTGTAGATAAAATATTTTGCAACATACCTTGGGTAGAAGTTCATATCAATGCCGATGGAACTTATCATTCATGCGGTGCTCAAACCAATTACATATCTGGAACCGATGCCGGCAAGATATACAATGTGCATAACATGACCATACCTGAATGGATAAATGGTGATCATCAGTGCAATGCCAGGCTAAAAAAATTGAAGGGCATAGCAGAACCTTTGTGTAACATGTGCTACCACGAAGAAAGCATAGGATCTAGCAGTAAACGTATCAAAGAAAATTTAAAAAGCCAAATTGTACATACTGATTTTTATCGCACATATCAATCGAGTCCAGATCTTGCATTGTTTGATTACAGCCATCAAAACAATGGTAGAACCGATTTTGCACACCCGACCAGTTATCATATCAGTTTAGGCAATGAATGTAATTTGGCATGTAAAATGTGTGGTCCCACTGCCAGCAGTAAATTAGCAGTACAAATGACCAGAGATGGCACCTACTCAGGTCCCATTAATATGAATTGGACCCGAGACGAAGATGCTTGGACACATGTTGTGGACTACATCTGCAACACCAAAAATCTAAAATTTGTACACATAATAGGCGGAGAACCTTTAATGAATTACAGGTTTGAACCGTTGATTGATCGACTGGTAGCGGCCAAAAAAACAGACATATACCTGGGCTTTACCACCAACGGTACCATGTTTAACCACAGTCTAATGCACAAGTTACTGGCATTTAGACATGTGGATGTGGGTGTAAGTGTGGAATGCATGGGCACATTAAATGATTTTGTACGACAAGGGTCCACCACACAAACAGTGCTAGACAATATAGATCAGTACCTAAAATATCGAAGACCGTCACATGTATATGTAACACTACGTGCTGTGCCCAGTGCATTGACTGTACACACACTAGATGAGCTATACAAATGGTGCGTTACTCGTGAATTAGATGTTATGACCAACATACTGGTCGAACCCGAATATCAACAGATATCACAGTTGCCAAAAGACGTCAAACAACGTCTGATAGCACAGTATGAACAGTGGCAACACAGCAATCCTGCACCTGCTGACAGTAATCCTAGGGATCCAACTTGGTTCAAACAACACATTGACAATGAAATTACAGCAATCATCCGGGCACTTAAACAAGATCCAACCAACAACTTGACCAACGAACTTTATGAAAAACTTGAACTTTGGGGCTGGTTTGACAATTCCGAAGTGAAAAAATATTTTTTTACAGACAAGAAGATAACTATATAGTACATGACATGGCACTATCAAAATACTCTCATAGAAGAACTTCCCGAAGACTGCGTGGGCTTTGTATACATCATTACAAATAATCTATCTGGCAAAAAATACATAGGTAAAAAATTAGCTAAATTTAGTAAAACCACTTATCGAGTAGTTAAACAAAAAAATGGCATCAAAAAGCGAAAGAAAATCCGCTCAAAAATCGACAGCGATTGGCGAGAATATTATGGCTCAAACGAAGAACTCAATAGAGATGTTGTTGCATTAGGTGCTGAAAACT